GTTCTCGTCAATAATCTTCATGGTTCAAAGCCTCCTTTCTCAGGCCACGCGCCGCCAGATGTGCACATAGTAGGCGGCGGGCTGCACGGTGCTGCTGCGTCCGTAAATAGAATTCGAGCGGGAAGCGTCGAAATACAAATCTTTCGGGACACTATTGGTGGCAGCAGCACCAGCACCGCCATAAGAACTAAATACCCCTGTGTTATAGAAAGCGCCTGTCATTGTAGCTCCACTTTCAGAAATGAATGAATTGTAAATATTTTCTAACTTAGGCACAACAGAGCCAGTAATATTCGGCAAACCGGCTTCGACTGTGGTACCCGCTGCGTGGGCGTAGGACGCACCCATCAGCGCCCGGTTCTGTGCAATCTCCTGCCATGTACCGCCGAACAGTGCGGCGGGGC